GCTTCTATTCAACTTGCCGTTAACGGTATTCAATCTCAATACAACAATGCTATGGGTAAAGAACCTTCTCTAGTTACTGGTAAAGCTGGTCAAAGTGGAGTCACTCCATTCAGATCAACAGCTGAAGTAGTAACAGCTATGAAAGATGCTAGGTATGGAAAGGATGTTGGTTATACAGAGAACGTTCAAAGACGCTTAGCAGATTCAAATGTATTTAACGTAAAAGGATAAATAGCCTATGGATTTAAATGATCCTTCTTTGCAGTCCCTTCTGTGGGGGCTGCTTTTTTTATGCTCTGAGATAGTGGCTTTGTCACCTTTAAAGAGTAATGGTCTGGTTCAGTTTGTTTTAAATATCATCAAACTTATGAAAGTTAGTGGTGTTAGTAAAACTAAATAACTGTTATTATTCAAATACTTCTAGGTTTTCTAAATATTAAGTTGCCCCTTGCGAGGGATAACACCTTGAGAAAAGATTCGCCCAGGAAGTATCAAACACCTTTTTTAATCTTCACTCTCAAGGAGTAATCCATGTCTAACGCAACAGCGTCAAGGCTGGGTCTGGTTAACAATAGTGGAACCGCCTACGAAGCTTTATTTCTTAAAGTTTTCTCTGGTGAAGTGTTAACTGCTTTCTCTGAAAACAATGTTTTCTCAGACGCATTACATACCGTAAGAACTATTTCTTCAGGTAAGTCAGCACAATTCCCTGTTACAGGCACAGCATCAGCCGCCTATCACACACCTGGCAACTTATTGACCGGTGGTGCAATTCTGCACAATGAGAAAGTCATCAACATAGATGACCTACTTATTGCTCAGACATTCGTCGCAAACATTGACGAATTGATGAACCACTATGACGTAAGAGCAATCTACGCTAGTGAACTAGGTAAGGCACTTGCCAAGACTTATGACCAGAACGTTGCTAAATGTATAGCTAACGCTTCTAGGGCTTCTACTACTCTTACAGGTGGTAGTGGTGGTACTGTTCTAACTCTTGCTTCTGGTAATACTGCAACTGCAAACGTTACTGGTGATGAGTTAGCAGCAGCTATCTATGACATTGCTCAAGCATTTGATGAGCGTGACATACCTAAGACAGATCGTTTCGTTGTGTTGCCGCCAGCCGAATTCTATAAAATTCCAGAATCGGCTACTAGAAGCATCAATACCGACTTCAACCCAGGCGGCAACGGATCTTATGCTTCAGGAACAGTTCATCAGATTGCAGGTATGCCTGTGATTATGTCTAACAACATTCCTCAAAGTAACGTTGGATCTAACCCTGGTGGTTCAAATAACACTTACTCAGGTGACGATAGTAAGACTATTGGTTTGGTCTTCCATAAGTCAGCTGTAGGTACAGTGAAACTACTTGATATGACCACAGAGATTTCTGGAAATGACTACCAGGTCATGTACCAAGGAACGCTCATGGTGGCGAAATACGCTCTAGGTCACGGAACTCTCCGTCCTGAAGCTGCTGCTACTATCAAGCTTTCTGCTTCTTAAACCATTAACTGAAGGGTACTCATATAATGTGGGTACTCTTCTTTTTTTCTTTAATCTCATGCCAAAAGGAAAAGGTACTTACGGTAGTCAAAAAGGTAGACCACCTAAGAAAGGAGGAAAGAAAAAGTAATGGCTAAAAGTGTCAGCCTTTCTATAGGTCGTGGTGAGAAAAGTAAAAAAGGTGGTCTTACTGCTAAAGGCCGTCGTAAATACAACAGAGCTACAGGCTCTAATCTCAAAGCACCACAACCAGGAGGAGGTCCACGTAAAAAATCTTTCTGTGCTCGGATGTTAGGTATTCCAGGCCCAATGAAAAAACCAAACGGGAAACCTACCCGTAAAGCTTTAGCTCTTAAACGTTGGAAATGCTAATTATGGCTATGAAAAAACGAGGACTTTACGAAAACATTCACAGAAAAAGACTCAGAATTGAAGCTGGCTCTGGTGAAAAGATGAGAAAACCAGGTACTAAAGGAGCACCAACAGCAAAGAACTTTAAAGCTGCTGCTAAAACTGCTAAAAAAAGAGGTAAGAAATCATGACAGCAACAACAGAACTAGAAGCAGTAAACATCATGCTTGCTGCTATTGGTGAATCTCCAGTTAATACACTTACAGGTACTCTTCCTGTTGATGTGAAATTAGCTCAAACAACTTTAGAAGAAGTTAATAAAGAAGTTCAAACAGAAGGCTGGTCTTTTAATACAGAGATAAATGTAGAACTAACAAGAGATGGTTCTAACAATATTGCTTTGTCTTCTAATGTTTTAATTGTTGATCCTAATATTCATGATCATCCAGATGTAGATGCAATTCAAATTGGATTAAAACTATATGACAGAAAGAATCATAAGTATGAATTTGATGATGACCTAAAATGTACGGTTGTTTATTTCCGTACCTTTAATGACATCCCTGAACCTGCTAAACGTTATATCAATATCAAAGCAGCAAGAATCTTTGTTGATCGTTTAGTCAGTGATGAAGGATTAAGAACTTACACACAACAAGATGAAGTAAGAGCAAGATCTATATTAATGGAAACAGACTTGTCTAATGCAGATCACAATATCCTTAGAGGTGATCCTGCTTTAACCAGTGTCTTTAGTACTTATTCACCAGCTAACGCTTTAATCAGGTAATTATGGCTGTCATTTCAAGAGCTATTCCTACTCTTCTTAGAGGGGTATCACAAGCTGCTGACCTAACAAAACGACCAGATCATGCAGATATACAGGAAAATGCTAATAGCTCTCCAGTACAGGGATTAATCAAGCGCTCTGGCAGTCAATACATAACTAATATTAGTAACTCAACTCTTGGTAACGTACATATTCAAACGATTAATAGAGATGTCAGTGAAAGATATATAGCTGTTTTTAGTAATGGAAATGTAAAAGTATATGATTTAGCAGGAAATGAAAAGACAGTAAACAAACCAGATGGAGTTACTTATTTAACAACAACAAATCCAAGGGATGAAATAAAGACTGTAACTATTGCTGACTATACCTTTGTAGTTAATACAAGTATTACCGTTGCAATGGATACTGCTGTTAGTCAGGGAGCTAGTACAGCAGCATTAGTATTTGTTAACCAAATTGTTGATGATAAAAACTATAAAATTAAAATCAACGGTACAACTTTTACTGCTAATACAGATAATCTTACCAGCCCTTCAAGTACTGCTACTGCTCTTAAAAATCTATTAGATGCTGGATTAACAGGTTTTACTGTTACAACAAATGGAGCTGTTTTATGGATAAGAAAGAATGATGGCAGTGATTTTACAATTGAAGTTGAAGATGATTTTGCTGGTAATCATATGACTTTAGTTAAAAATTCTGTTCAAACTTTTACTGATCTACCTACCGTTGCACCTAATAATTTTGTTGTAGAAGTAAAGGGAGATGATACAACTAACTTTGATAATTACTACGTTAAGTTTGTTACTAATAATGGAGGAACATTTGAAGAGGGGCAGTGGGAGGAATGTTTAAAAGCAGGCATTACCTATAAGTTTAATTATGACAAAATGCCTCATATCCTGCTGAGACAGGCAGATGGTAATTTTAGATTTGCCAGAGCAGATGGTGATACTTATACAATTAGCAGCGTAGATTATACATTACCTAAATGGGGAGAACGTACTGTAGGTGATGAAGATACTGCACCTAATCCAACATTAGTTGGTACAACAATAAACAATGTATTCTTCTTTAGAAACAGATTAGGCTTTCTTGCTGATGATAATGTTTGCATGTCTACAGTATCTGAGTTCTTTAATTTTTACCCAGAGACTGTAACTACTATTGTTGATAGTGATCCTATAGATATTGCAGCCAGTCATACAAAAGTATCTATTTTAAAACATGCAGTAACGATGGGAGAACAGTTAATTCTATTCTCTGATCAAACACAATTTATATTAGAAAGTTCTATCGCAGAAGCTTTAACACCTAAAACCGCTAACGTTACTGTTGCAACTGAATTTGAAAACAATACAGCAGCAACCCCTGTAGGAGCTGGATCTAGTATCTATTTCTTAACTAAGAAAGGATCATTTTCTGGTGTTAGAGAATATGTAACCCAAGAAGATATTAATATTAAAGATGCTGCTGATACTACAGTTCATATTCCTAGATATATAGAAAATGGTGTATTTAAGATGGCAGTTTCTACTAATGAAAATGTACTTGTCTTACTAGGAACAGATAGCCCAAATAAACTTTATGTTAATCGTTGGCTATATGGAAACAACTTTGAAAAGGTATTAAATTCTTGGTGTACTTATACATTTAATTCTGCAAAAACAATTAGAAATATAGATTTTATTGACACTGATTTATATTTAGTAGTTGAAGAAGCTAACGGTACAACATTAGAAAAGATTCCATTTGAAGCTGACTACAGAGAAGCTAATGCTACCTTTGAATATCATTTAGATCATAAAGTTACTGAAGCAACTACAGGAGTTTCTAAAAGTTATAGCAGTTCTACTGGTCTAACTACATTTACTCTTCCTTATAGATTAAATGGAGACATGAATATTGTTGGTAGATATTTAGGATCAGGAGAAACAAGTACTTATGTAAATGCTCAAGGAGCAACAGTTAATTTAAAGCCTGGTCAAACTCTACAAACTACAAATACATCTAACGGATCTACTGCCACTATTACTGCCACAGGTGATTTTACTAACAGTAAGTTTATTGTTGGTGAACCATTTGAAATGCACTATAGATTTAGTCAGCAACGATTAACCCAGGGAGAAGGTGCTGGTAGTGAATTAATCAGTGGAAGACTTCAGCTACATCATTTTTATATTAAGTATGAGGATACAGGTTTCTTTAAAGTAGAAGTAACACCTGACCATAGAGATACAAGTACACATACATTTAGTGGAAATGTACTTGGTGCTGCTTCCAGTACGATTGGTTCTATTAATTTAGCTACAGGAATGTTCAGAGTACCTGTAATGAGTAAAGCTGATAGGGTCAATATTGATATTAAAAACAATACATTTTTACCTACACAGTTAGCTAGTGCTGAATATGAGGCTATGTTCCATATGAGATCTAGAAGGATTTAATGGGGCATCTAAGGAAATCTACCGTTACTGATTTGAATTATGTCATCGATAATTTAAGAGTTTTAGATAAAGTTGAAGCTTGGTATCAGACCGGAGAACAACCGGAAGAAGCAGTTAGAAGGACATATTTATCATCTAAAAAAGTAATGACAATTGCTGGTGATGATGATCAGCCGATGGGTTTATGTGGAGTAATTGTTAATGGTGTTATATGGATGGTTGCTACTGAAGAATTATTTAGTACAAGAAAATATAAGATTCAATTAATAAGAGAAGGAAGAAAGTGGATAGATAATCTTTTGCAAAAGGAGAATGTCTTATATAATTGCGTATATGCAGAGAATCGTTCTGCAATTAAATGGTTAAAAGCACTCGGCTTTACCTTTGTTAAGCTCCATTCTGAATACGGTCATATGAAGAAACCCTTTTTTGAATTTGTGAGGATCGCTTAAATGTGCGTTTTTGCTGCTGCTGGCCCAGGAATACTTGGTTTAGGCGGCACTGTCAGCAATATGTTTCTTGGTCAATTAGCAATAAGTGGCGTAACTGCTGGATTGCAATACCAACAACAGCAGAAGGTAGCAAACTATCAATACGAAGCAGCACAAAGAGCAGCCGAATCAGCTAACCAAGCCTTCATGGATCAACAAGAAGGTTTAAATGCAAGACTAAGAGAAGAAAAGCAAGCAGCAGAACTACAGAAATTTGACGTAGCAAAGAAAACTCTTCAAGCAAAAGGAGCAATCAGAGCAACAGAAAGAGCAGGTTTAACTATTGATTTATTATTAGCTGATGCAGAAAGAGAAAAAGGTAATTGGACTAATGCTTTAAACCAGACGATTCAATCAGCTGACCAGCAATATAGAAGAAACTTAAAAGGATTAGAAGCACAAAGACAAGGAAGAACTAACCAAGCAATTGATATGTATAACACTGCTTCTTCTAAAGCTCCTTCATTATTAGGAACTGTTGCTGATATTGCTAATACTGGTCTTACTAATTACATGAGTATTACAAGTCCATCCAAAACCCTTAAAGATTATCTCAAGCTTACAGCCTAATGACTAACAGTTTCAGACCACAAGCATCTCCAGTAGATACCTTTGTCTCTCCTAGTACCGTAGCTCCTACTACTGGGTTTGATCAGTTAGTTAACGCTCTTAAAACTGTTAACCCGTCTATTAATAAATACTTTGACTCAAGGATTAAAGAAGAAGCAGAAGAAGAAAAACAAAGAGGAATGGAGATGGTTATACAAGCTAGTCAGTCTGAACTAAGGAAAATTATTTCTAAAGTTAAGAAAAAAGATGGAGACAAGGCAGCAAGACAATTAATAGGAGGAAACATTTTCACCCAAGCAGGAGTAGAAAAACAATTAGCTATAAATTTAGGAAATACTGCTCAATATAAAACAAAGTTATTTTTTGATAATTATAAAGTTCAACAACCAAATTCTAAAGGGGAGGTAATTCAAAAATCATTAGCAGAATTTGACATTAATTCAGACGAATTTCAAAAGGCTGTTGAAGATTATAGAGAAAGCAACACAAGTGACGTATCTGGAATTAGATCTCTCTATGTCAATGAATACTTTGTTCCACAACAATCAAAGGCTTTAGCAAAAATCTTTACTGATCAAGTTGAAAAACATAATGAATTTAAAGCTCAGAAAGCTGAAAATCAACTTAGCAGCACAATTTTATTAAATTTCAACGGTATTGATGACAATGGTATCAAAATCTCAAGGGATGCAGTCCAGCAGAATATAGAAAGACTTGCTGCTAATGGTTTAACTGAAGCTGTTTCACCTAATGCCATATTAGATATTGTTAAAAGTCAAGCTAATAATATTTTTCTTAGACATAAAAACGAAGGACTAGATGGTTTTGAAGCTGCTAATAATTTCTTAGAATTTGTTGGAGATCTAAAAGTAGGACCAAGACAGACTTTAAAAGATGGATCAAAAAAACAAGGATTATTAAGAGATTTTTATGACGAAGACATAATCAAATTACAAGTTGATTTTATCAAGGCAAATAATAATTTTAGAGATGAAGAAGAGAGGAAATATAAAGAGACAGAAGAAAAGGTAATTCTGGGAATGTTGGAAAAATATTCGTTTACACAAGCAGATGAAAAGGGTAACGAAAATCGTGAAGTTTTAGAATCTCTTATAAAAACATTTCCAGGTAGATTTGATGATTTTATAGAACCACAAATTCAAACGTTTGATTTTAGTAGAGATGAATTTTTTAGAGACTTTGAAGCCGATTTATTTAATGGAAAATATGAATCTGATAGAGAATCGGCTTACAAAGAATTAATGAAATTTGAAAAAGCTTTAGGAATAACTATTACTCAAGAAGACAGAAACAATTTAACTAGATTAAAAGACAAAATCAGTACAACACTAGGTAAAGATTTAATTGGTACTTATAGATCTCAAATTACTGATGTACTAAGAGCAGGAGAAGAAATCATTGGTGAGAAAGACCGCTATGGAAATTTTTCTGTAGGTTCTAATGAAGTTCCTCAATACAGAGATGCAGCAAATGTTTTCAATACAAAAATCAAAGAAACTTTTTCTAATGAAGAATTAACAGAAAAGCAAAAAGAGACTGATTTTAACGATGCAGTAAAGAGATTTTATAAAGATATGTTCTTAATTAAGAAAGATAAATATCAATTTAAAGGAATAATGAAAGGTCTTGAAGCAGAAGTTTTAAAAGAAATACAAGAAGAAGAAAAAAATGACTTACCACCAACACCAGACGATGATTCAACACCAAACCCATTTACTACTGGTCCAGAGCTAGAAGGAGAAGGTAAAGGTTTTGATTTATTTATGAAAGGATTAGGTTTTGGCAATGAAAAAAAAGAAGTCTTAATTAACAAACTAAATGAAGTTAAACAAGATGTAAGTGATGACGAAGAAAGTACTGGTTTTATTGACTCTATTTTAAATGCTTTAGGCCGTCCAGCTACAGCAGGAGACTTAGAAGGCAAACCTACCACTCATAGAGTTCAGTCTGGAGATTACTTAGAGAAGATAGCTAATAGATATGGTCTTTCATCTGCAGATTTAGTTGAAGCTAATAACTTGGAAAATCCTAACGTATTGCAAATTGGACAAGAATTATTTATACCAGAAATTTCAAAGCAAGAAGTAGTTGAAACAGTAAGACTTGAAAACTTATTATCTACACCAGAACTAACAAAACTAAGAAAAGAAATAGCTCTTAACATTAAAGATAACTCCCCAATTCCAAGAAACTATTTAACTCTTTTATATCAAAACGCAGGTTTTGAAGGAGAAGACTTGAAGAAGATGGTTGCTATTTCTTTAGCAGAATCAAGAGGAAGACCAAATGCGTTGAACAAAGGATCAAAAGATAAACCTGAAGAATCTTATGGTATTTCTCAAATCAATATGTATGACTATGAAGGTATGCCATTAGGAACGGACAGAAGACCAAAACTAGGCATTGATAAGAATGACGCATTGTATGATCCTGTCTTAAATGCTATTGCCGCTAAATTAGTATTTGATGAGTTTAAAGCAACAAAAGGCGATGGATTCTTAGCTTGGTCTGTCTACTCTTCAGACGGTGAAAAGAAAGATGAAAACCCTATTTACATTGATTTTCTTGAATAACAATGACTAATTCCAACTTAAAGCCAGTAGTTACAGAAGAGGAAACTAGTCCTCAAGAGTCAAGTTCATTGTTTCCAGAGTACGATTTTAAACCTAATCAATTGCAGTCAACAGAGAATTACTACAAGCAAACAGAAAGCTATCTTGATTGGAATCAGACAACAGATCTAGAAAGTTCTATTAATAAATTTTATTCAGATGATAATGATGGAGTTGAGTTTAAAGATGAAACTGGAGATCCAGTAAAGAACGCTTATAAATTAGCAGGAGGTCTTGGTTTAGAAATTGGTACTCTTGGTTTAGAAATTGGTACAGCGTTAGCAGTAGATGTTAAAACTTCACCTTTATTATTACTAGGGCCAAAAGGATGGTTAGGTTATGGAGTTATTAATTTTGGAGCACAAGCTGCTGCTAACTATAGTTCACAAAAAATAAGAGGAAATGAAAAAATTAATTGGGGAGAACTTATATCTGCTGCTGGTCTTGGAATAATACCTGGAACTTCAGGGGCAAGAGGTGCTAAAGGCATAGCCCAAGCAGCAGGATATGGTGCTGGTTTTGGTGTTGCAGATCAATTTATACAGAAAGGAATTAATGAAAAAAGAACTCCGACAGTAAAAGAAGGTGTTGGTGGAGCAGCTTTAGGAGGAGCTTTTGGAGCTGCGTTTAAAAAATCATTAGATACAATCAGTGATCTTTCAAGTTATTTCAGCAAGAAATATGCTGGTAAAACAGCAGATGAAATCAATCAAGTTATTACACCAGACGAGGTAAAGAAAGCAGAAACGCTAACTAAAGAAGTACAGAAAGTAAATCAAGAACTTAAAACTAATGCAGCAAGCGATGATATTGATAACCTTGGTGATGAAATAATTCCTGATTCACCAAGGATAGGTACAGAGATTCCAAGAGGTGAAACAGCACAATCTGGTGCAGTCTTTATTGAAAGAGTAGATAAAGGTACAGGTCAAACAGGTCCAATACAAAAAGCTTTTAATCTTCCTAATGCTTATGATATAGCTGTTCTTGAATTACAAGAATTAAACGCTACACAATTAGCAGAATTAGGTATTAAAAAAGCTGATATTCCAAAACTAACTTCAAGAAAAACTATTAATCTTTTAAAGAAAAACTTTGATAACGTCCGTAAAGACTTACTTCCTGGTGAATACAGGATGGAAGGTTATTCAGAATCAAGACGTAAGTTATATAAGAAATGGTTTAAAGATGATTCTGATGTTATTTGGGTAGACAGACAAACAGGAGCAGCATCAACAATAGATGATGAGATGTCTATACCGTATTTAACAGTTAAAGATCAACCAGTAGATGTAGGTGGTGGTGGAGCGTTAGACAACTTTACTCAAACAATTAAAAATGCAGGGAAAGATAGCCAGACTCCAGCAGCCAGTTATGGAGGTATTGTTGTTGAATGGGCTGAAGATGGATCAGAAAAAGCTTTTCATCTACAACATTTAGATTTATTAAAAGATAGTGAATTAACAGAGATAGGTTTAACTAGAAGTCAAGTTGAAAAACTAACTGCAAAACAAAAATTAACTATTCTCAAAGACAATTTTAATACCGTTAAAAAAGCATTACCTCCTGGTGAATACACATTAGATGCGATAGATCCTAGATTACAAAAACAAGTTCGTAGCTTTTTAAAGAATGATCCAGATATAAGTTTTTCTAAAGATGGAGAAGGCTTATTAACTATTAGTGGAGATGTAGGTAGTGGTGGTGGAGCAGTGCCTCCTAGAAAACCTCCTTCTGGTTCATCAGGTGCTGATGTTCCTCCTAGTGGCAAGAAGAAACAAGACTTAGGTGACCCAACTAAAAACCCTCAACAGTACACAAACAAAGGGTTAAAACCAAGACAGTTGGAAATGGTAGAAAATACTATAAAAATATTAAAAGACAAGAATGTATTTACTGGTTCAAAAGCTCAGTCAGAAACAAAGCTAGGTGCTTTGGGAATGTTTGACCAAAGAGTTATAGATTTATCAAACAGTAAAAAAATCAAAGAATATGTAAAGTTATACTCTGATTTACATGACTTAGTACCAGAAGATGAACTTACTTATGCTCTAGCTCAAACTGTTGTTTTAGCTTCAGATGGAGTAGTAGATAAAAATATTAAATTTGTTAATGGTCTTAATTCTAAAGACCTTGATCAAATACAAGAAGGTATTGATGAAGTAAGTGATGCTCTTTTAAAGGTAGAAGAATGGTTGGCAATGGGTATTCCTTTAAGAACAAAAACCTCCAGAACGATGAAAACGATGCAGATGAAACCTGAGTCTGGAATAGCAGGGAAAACGGTTGATGAAGTAATAGGTATGACTCCAGCACAAAAGAATCAAGCTGCTCAAGATACAGATATAACATTAAACTTAGATGAACAGCTTTTACAAAAAGAAGATTTTAGACTTAATTTACAAAAAGAATTTGATAAAGCAAAAGAAACAGGTGATTTTAGTGAACTATATAAATTAGCAAATGTAATTAAGCAGACAGAGGGAAAAGTAGAAACAATTACTGCCTTAGTAAAAACACAAGCATTAGGAAAGATATTTGATAAAAGTGTACGAGTTTTTAATGAAGTAGGGATTAACGCTTTGCTTTCTGCTCCTACTACCAATGAAGTAAACCTATTTTCAGGTGTCTTACAAAGTTATTTAACTTCTGTAAAACTAGCTTTAGGCTCAAGAAATGCTGATGAACTTGAAGCTGTAGCAAGACACTTTGTAGCGTTACATTCCAATTTTAACTTTGCAAGAAAAGCATGGAAAAAATCATGGGATATGGAAGATAACTTTATAAACATGGGAAATATTAAAGCAGAAACAGGTATTCAAAGGTATGTGATTTCTTCTGATGGAACAAGTTATCCTTCAAAAGCTATTGATGTTACAGGCAAAATTATAAGATTACCAAGCAGATTAATGACTGCTACTGATGCTTTAGTTCAGGCTCCTAATCTAATAGCTTCTGCTACTTTTGAAGCATTTATGGAAGGTAGAAAAAGAAACTTAACAGGAGACAAACTTAATCAATACGTTAAAGGACACACAGATGCAATCCTCGAATATTATGCAGAAAATGCAAAGAACGCTTTAACAGATCCCACAACAAAAAGAATACTAACTAGAGCACAAGAGTTTTCAAAACGAATTACTTTTACAAACGATATTCGTACTGAAGACATCTTTGGAAAAGGTGCTTCTGCTGTTAATAAAATGGCTAATAAATATCCTTTAGCTAGAGCATATTTTTCTTTCACAAGAGCACCTACAAACATTTTAAAATCAAACTTAAGAATGGTTCCAGGTCTTGCTAATCCGGTAATGATCAAAGGTCAAAATGTAAATTTACTAAATGAATATGTCTTGCCAGAACTAAGAAATGATCTTCTTAGTTTAGATCCAGTAGTTGCACAACAAGCAAGAGGAGAAGTCAATATGGCTACTGGCTTGGGTTTAACAATTGCTGGATTAGCCTACAAGTACAAGATGAAACATGAAGATGATGAATATGTTCCACCTAAAATTTTAACTGGAGGCGGCCCTGACTGGACTACAAAAGAAGGTAAAGCTATGTGGAAGTCTATGTATTGGAATGGTTGGAGGCCATACAGCGAAGGTCTACTTCAATATGAAAAAGATGGATCACCTTTATTTGAGAATGGAGAACCAGTATATGTATATAAAACATACGAAAATCTAGCAGAACCTATTTCAGGATTTATTGGGTTAATGGTTGATTTTGTAAATACTTCAGGATATATCGATGGCAAGCCATACGATGATTTCACTGTTGGTTGGATAGGAGCAGTAGGTCGCAATATTTTTAATAAAAGTTATACAACTCAAATAAATGAAGCGATTGAACTTATAGCATCAGCACCTAGTTTGGTTGATGACGAAGGAGATGCAGTTAGTAATTATAAAACAAAAAGATTTTCGGAATATGTAGGGAAACAATTTGCTGCTAGAGCAATTCCTTATTCTAATCTAGGCACTCGTTTAAAAAGAACACCAGCTGATATTTTAGAAATGATGGGATATTCATCCAAAGAAATAGAAGCGTTAAAAGCAAAGCGTGATACTAGAGTTAGAGCAGGAGATCTTATTGATCAAGATTTAGAAATAAGTGATCCAAGGTATAACGAAACCATGCAAATAATTGAAAGGTTAAGAAGAGATTTTACAAATAACGTACAAGAAAAAATACCTGGTTATGGCGGTGGATTACCTTTTCAGGTTGAACATATAACTAATGAAAAAATACTATATCCACAAAAAGAAGGATTAGATTTATTGTCTTTACAAAGACATAGTAAAAGTAAAAATCATAAAATCTGGCAAGCTACTAAGTTAATAGGAAGAATATTACCAGAACCAAAAGATATAATTACAGGTAGTGCAACTAAGAAAGATTTTGAACCTGTCAAACTAGATACTACTCAATACAATAAATTAAGAGAGGTTATTAATACACACATACCTGAAGGAAAAAGATATGGAGATAAAAATCTATTAGAGGCAATGAATGACTATTTAGAAGAAGAGCATTACGAAATTAATAAAGGTTATATTGAAGAACTAGGTTTAAGGGATGGAAAAATGGCAGCAGACGCTATTTATCTTGAATTATCAAGGATAAACAACTACTACATCAACTCAGGAGAAAATTTGTATATAGAAAGCCAAGGAAGGAAAGAAATTAAAGAAAGGTTTGAAAAGAAAGATAAGATAAAAAAAGATTATTATGACTACATCGAAGAGCAACTCGCTAATTAATCATGGCAACTAACACAACAAACTCTTTTACCAATCACACTGGTAATAATACCGCTGGTCCGTTTTCTATATCTTTTGATTACTTAGCTGAATCAGAAGTAGTAGTAACTGTTGGTGGAGTAACTAAAACTCAAACAACTCATTATACCTTTCCTAGTGCCACAACTATATCGTTTACCTCTGGTAATCATCCGGCTAACTCAGCAGTAATAAAATTCCAACGTAATACAAGTGTTAGTAGTAAGAAGGTAGATTTCCAAGATGGAAGTGTACTTACTGAAGCAGACTTAGATAGCAATACAAATCAACTCTTATATGGTTTCCAAGAGTTCTTAGATGAAGGACAAATTACTGAAGCTGATCTGTTAGATGAAGATAATATGGCGAGTAACTCAGCTACAAAAGCTGCTACTCAACAGTCAATTAAAGCTTATGTAGATGCTAATGCTGGTACAACAAACCTAAGTTACACAGCAGGTACTAGAGAAATTGCAAGTAGTACAGGTACAAACGTTAATTTACCTGAAGCAACAACAAGTAATGCCGGATTACAATCTAGTTCTGATAAAACTAAGTTAGATGCTATAGAAGCTTCAGCTACAGCAGATCAAACAGCAGCAGAAATAAGAACCTTAGTTGAATCAGCTACTGATAGTAATGTTTTTACAGATGCTGATCATACAAAACTAAACGCTATAGAAGCTAGTGCTACAGCAGACCAGACAGATGCAGAGATAAGAACAGCTGTAGAAGCAGCTTCAGATTCAAACGTATTTACTGACGCTGACCATACAAAATTAAATGGTATAGCAGCTTCAGCTAATAACTATTCAATATCTTCTGATTTATTAGATGAAGATAATATGGCTAGTAATTCTGCTACCAAGGCAGCTAGTCAGCAATCAATAAAAGCTTATGTTGACGCTAATAGTGGTGGAAGTGGTTCTACAAACTTAAGTGCTACTGCTAACGGTACTTCTTTAACTGTTGAATCTAGTTCTGGTAATAACGTAAGTCTTCCAGCTGCTACTACTTCAGCTTGGGGAGTAATGAGTGATGATGATAAAACTAAATTAGATGGTATAGCTTCTAATGCAAACGTAGGTCTTACTGATCTTGTTGGTGACACTACTCCTCAGTTAGGTGGAAACTTAGATGTTCAAGCTCGTGAGATTACTACAAGCACAACTAACGGTAATATTGTTCTTAATCCAAACGGTGAATTTGGTGTAGTCAGAATTAAAGGTGATAGTACTAATACTGTTGATGGAACACTAGAACTTAGGTGTTCTAGCGATTCTCATGGTGTAAAGATAAAATCACCAGCCCATAGTGCAGGAGCAAGTTATACGTTGACTTTGCCATCCAGTATTGTAAATGGTGCTTTCTTAAAAACAGATTCTAATGGTGGCTTAAGTTTCGCAACACCTACAGATACCAACACACAATTATCTAACGCAGAAGTTAGAACTGCTGTTGAAGCTGCTTCAGACAGTAACGTTTTTACTGATGCAGATCACACTAAATTAAATGCAATAGCAGCTAGTGCTAATAACTATGTCCACCCTAACCACTCTGGAGAAGTTACTTCAACAGCTGATGGGGCAACAGTTATTGCAGATAATGCAGTTACTGCAGCGAAGATAGCAGCTAACACTATAGGT